ACGAACAAAAGACTAAGGTTGTTGAAACTTTAGACAGAACAAAGAATGTAAGAGAAGTGAAATTAGTTTACACTACAATTGCAGAATCATTTAAAATTGGTTCAACTGCAACTAGAAAAACTACAACTAAACTTACTGAAAGTTACGCATCAAAGCCAGCACAATCTACTGCACCTGCAAAACAAATTATCGCTGAAGATAATTCTGCAGCAGACAGATTTAAAAAATTAGCTGGTATTATCAAATAATTGGTAATTAAAAATTAATTAAAAAATAAAAAACAAAATGGCAAATTTTAATGTTAAATCATTATTAGAGGCGAAAAATCCTCAGGCCGTGATGTTGGAGCAAACAAGAGGTCTAAGAACAAAATGGGAGAAAACCGGTTTGTTAGAAGGCTTAAAGGATAGAGACCAACATTCAATGGCAGTGCTTTTAGAAAACCAAGCACAACAATTATTAAGTGAAGCTACTGCTACAAGTGCAAACGCAGGCTCTGAAGAGTGGAGTGGTGTGGCTTTACCGTTAGTAAGAAGAATCTTTGGTGAGATTGCAGCGAAAGAATTCGTTTCAGTTCAACCAATGAACTTACCTTCAGGTTTGATTTTCTTTATGGATTTCAAATATGGTACTGCAAAATCTGGTAAAGCTACTACTGATTCTTTATATGGTGGAACTGGTGCTAAGTTCGGTAGAACTGATGCAGCATCTGGTGGTTTGTATGGCGAAGGTCAATACGGATATAGCTTACCAGGAACTTCATCTGCATCAAGTGTAGCTGCTACGTTTACTACTGCATCATGGGCTGATTTTGGGTTTGATAACTCTTTATCTGCTTCAATTGCTGCTACTCCTAACGTATTTAAGAAAATCACTATCGCTGCATCAGCTTTAACTAACGTTGATGTTGAAGCAGTTAAATTAATTTCTGTAACTGATACTAATGTTAATCAATTATATCCTGCTTTCGCAAAGCATGATTATGCTGGAGATAACATTATTTTATTTGCTTCAGGAGCACATGATACTACATTAACAACAGTTAAATTCCAAGAACAACCTGTTGCTTATGATAGAGGTGATTTTGAAGACAGAAATCCTATCACAGGTGGACCAGATGGTGGAACTAACTTGAACATTCCAGAAGTTGATTTGGAATTAAAGAGTGAATCTATCGTTGCTAAGACTCGTAAGTTGAAAGCAGTATGGACTCCAGAATTGGCACAAGACTTAAATGCTTATCACTCAATTGATGCTGAAGCTGAATTAACTTCTATGTTATCTGAATACATTTCATTAGAAATCGATTTAGAAATTTTAGATATGTTACAAGCAAATGCATTAACAACTGACCAATGGTCAACAACTGTGGGTGAAGAGTATGTAAATGGTGCTTGGGTAAATACAGGTGGTGCATCAAATGCATACCAAAAGAATACTTGGTTCCAGACTTTGGGTATTAAATTAAACAAAGTATCTAATAAGATTCACCAATTGACTATGAGAGGTGGAGCAAACTTCGTTGTATGTTCTCCTGACGTAGCTACAATTTTAGAATCAATTCCAGGATTCCACGTGAACGCTGAGAAAGATTCATTGCAATTTGCTGCTGGAGTATCAGTAGTAGGTTCAATCTCTAACAGATACACTGTTTATAAGAACCCATACATGACTTCTAACCAGAATTTTACGGAAAAATCTATGTAAAAGACTTAGCTAACTTGTAATCTTCGGATTCAGTAACTAAATTCTAACATAGCGTAGAGTAAATAAAGAGGGGGGAGTAGAGATACTCTCCCTTTTTTTGTGTTTTTTATATTTAAATTTATGAGGTTACATACAATAAAAGATAAATACGAAATAGGTAAAATCAAAACCTATGAAGATGTGCCAGGTTGGATAGGTTGTGCAGAAGATATATACAAAATCATAATCGATAAATTGGAAGATGGTGATTCTATTGTAGAGATAGGAACATTCTTTGGTCAATCAACAATCTTTATGGCATCCTTAATAAAAGAAAGTGGTAAAAAGATAGTAAGAAGGGGTGACCATCCTAAATCGTTTTTCGAATACCGATTTTCCTCTCAATTGAAAGATATACCAATTGATGAATTAATAAAAGCCCATTATAGGTTATGTGGTGTAGAGGAATATATCAATCTCAAAATAGGGGATAGTAGGTGGATGTGGAAATGGTATGATGAGGAATCACTAAAATTTGTTTACATAGATGGAGACCATAACTATGAAATTGTAAAATTGGATATGGAAAATTGGTGGAGTAGAGTAAAGGTAGGAGGTTATTTGGGTGGAGATGATATAGATGCTTACCCATCGGTTTTACAAGCAATGAATGAGTTAATAAAAAAAGAGGGAATTTCGGAGAATAGAGTTCGTATATTTCCAAATTCTTTTTTAATTCAGAAGTGATATTTATAGATATAATTTAAATAATAAACTTAATGGAGAACTTAGCTTCTATATTTTTACACAGTAGAACACAAGCACATGAATTTCATACAAGAGTTTCAGGTCCGGGTTCATTAGCAATTCATATGGCATTAGAAGATTATTATACTCAAATAGTTCCACTTGTTGATGGTTTAATAGAAGCGTATCAGGGGCAATTTGGTTTAATACAATATAAACAAGTAAATGGAGTTGATAATAATGCAACAAAGGAAAATATAATTTTATACTTTGATAAGTTAATATCTATTCTAAAAAGAGAAAGAGAAATAGATGAGTTGCAAGAGAGTTGGATTCAAAACGAATTAGATAATATTGCAAAATTGTTATATTCAACAAAATATAAATTGGTTAATTTAGCATAACCACAAATATAAATTAGATGTCAGTAAATTCAAATATAAATAACTATCCAGGATCATCATCTTTTGAAAGTGGTCAAACACCTTTTGGAATATATGATGATGATAGTATATTTGGAGATGATGCTCCAAAAGTGGCACTTTGGTGTGCGAGGAGATTGGGATACCCGATTATAGATGTTGAATTAATAGATGATCAATTTTATGCGTGTTTTGAGGAAAGTATATCCGAATACTCTGCGCAGGTAAATCAATTTAATATAAGAAATAACTTATCAATTGTAGCCGGTCAAAGCACATCAACAAATTATACCGGCCAATTGGTAGATGGTTCATTTATACCAACGATAGTAAGAGTAAGTGATGCGTATGGAACATTGGCCGGTGTGGGTGGTAGAACCGATATAAAAAGAGGAGCAATTAGCGCAAGTGCAAATACCCAATCCTACGACTTAAAAGAATTTGCGGAAACACATGAAAGTGGAAGTAGAATAGAAATTACAAAAGTTTATTTCGAACCTAAACCCGCATTATCAAGATTCTTTGATCCATATTCCATTAGTGGTATGGGAACATTAAACATTACACAAGAATTTGGATTTAGTTCTTTTTCAACTGCAACTCAATTTGTATTGATGCCGTTTTATGAAGACCTTTTAAGAATTCAAGCTATTGAGTTTAATGACCAAATAAGAAAATCGGCGCATACATTTAATATAGTAAATAATAAATTAGAAATTTTTCCTGTTCCAACTGCTGACCATAAAATCTTCTTTGAGTATTATGTTAAAAAAGAATTTGAAAAAAATTCAATAACAACTACACCAAATGTAATTTCAGATTATTCAAACATTAGATATAGTTTTATACCTTATAGAAAAATAAATGATGTTGGAAGACAGTGGATACGAAAATATACATTAGCACTTTCTAAAGAGTTATTGGGTGCGATTAGAGAAAAATATAATACAATTCCTATACCGGGTGGAGAAACCACTTTAGATGGTGCGCAACTTAGGGCGGAGGCAACTGCGGAAAAAGAAAATCTAATTACACAATTAAGAGAAAATTTGGAAGAGGTAAGTAGAAAAACTCAATTCGAAAATAAAGCAGCTGAAACTCAACAACAATTAGAAATGTTACAAAAAGTTCCATTATCAATTTATATAGGATAAAATGCCACGTTTTAATTCAGCGAGAGATATAAAATTTTTTGAGCAGATTTCATCGGAATTAGTTGATGATGTGATAGAAACATTAGTAACTCTTTTCAAAGTAAATGTGACGGAAACCTCATATAATCTTTATGGCGAATCTCTAAACAAAAGATACTATAAAGGAATGGAAACTTATAGTGTTATAGAAAGGGATGCTACCGAAGCTAATTATGAAGGATATGGTTCGGATGCAAGTAGAACAACTCGATTCCGATTCAATCGCCATACTCTAATAGAAAAAGATTTTTATCCTGAAATTGGTGATTATGTTTATTTGGATGGTTCGTATTATGAAGTGTTTAATGTAAATGAAGATCAGTGGATTGGTGGACAGGGTGGTAATAAGTTTTCAGTTATATGTGAAACATTTATTAGCAGAAATGCAACTATTAATTTAGAACAAATAACTAGATAATGGCAGATAAAGAATTTTCAAAGATAGTAAAACAAAACGAATCTAGTATGATAGAAATATCGTTAATAGATGTCGATACTATTGTTGCCAATTATATGGAAAAAAATTTGATACCGGTATTAGAACAAAATGGTAATCAAATTAATGTACCACTACTTTATGGAAATGCGGAAAGATGGAAATCGGCTCAAAAAGATGGGTATATAAAAGATAAATTGGGTAAAATTCAATTACCAATTATAATGTTTAAAAGAAATTCAATCGAAAACAACGAAACATTAAAATTTTTAAGAGACCAAAAATTAACCTACCCAACCGTAAGAAAATACTCACACAAACATTCTTATGATAGATTTTCATTGCTCAATCCGGATTTGAAAAAAAGGTTTGAAGCCTATGATGTAAGAATGCCGAATTATGTTACACTTACTTATGAGGTAGTATTTTGGACAGGGTTCACCGAACATAACAACAAAATTATTGAGCAATTTCAATATGCAAATGAATTGTATTGGGGTGAAGATGATAAGTATAAGTTTAGAGTATTGGTAGGTAATTTCGATAATCAGCAGGAAGTTGGTGCAGGGGCAGAAAGAATCATCAGAACAACCTGCACTTTAAGTGTAAATGCTTACCTATTACCAAAAAGATTTGAAAATCAACCTACAACTCAAAAAGGATTTACAATACGAAAAGTGGTTGTTGGTAATGAAGTTGTATTAAATGGTGGATTGGGAACTGATGTAAATGGAAAATTAACAACAAACTTGGAAGATAAATTGGATGCGAAAAGAAATCAGATTTTAGGGAACGATTTGGAAAAAGAAGATAAGAGATATGATTCTTAATACTACAATTTTTTAACCTATATATTTATAAAAGAATTCAACAATAAAATATTAAATGGCAACTTTCCAAATAAGAAGAGGTGGTAGTAGTGCTAAAGGGACACTAGGGTATGGAGAACCATACTTAAATGCTGATAGCCAAAGTATAGTTTTTGGTGCTAGTGGTAGTGAAGAAATAACTTTGGTTAAATTAAATACTGGTAAAACTTCATCTTCTAAATGGAGTGGTTCTTTGGCAAACTCGGGTTCATTATCCATAACAGGAGATTTAACTGCATCTAACGCTTATTTTGCTGGAAATGTTTTTGTTAGTGGTAATATAAAGATTGGTGACCAAACATCTGATGTTGTAAATCTTATTGCAACTTTAAGCGGTTCATTAACACCAGATCAAGATAGTATTTACGATGTTGGTGCTTCTAATAAAAAATGGAATAAATTATTTGTCAATAGTGCATCTATTGTTCATATTGAAAATTTAGGAAATGTAACCCATATTTCCTCATCATTGGCAAGTTTAAATGGAGCAACTTCGAGTTTGTATTCATATACTGCTTCTAATGATGCTACTAATACAACTCAAAATAATAGATTAAATAATTTAGAAACTGCTAGTGGAAGTTTAAATTCATATACATCCTCTCAAAATACTATAAATTCAATAATTAATACTCATACACAAAGTGTCAATAATAGATTAAATAGTATAGAAGGTGTAAGTGGTTCATACGCAACAACGGGAAGTAACAATTTTATAGGAAATCAAAAAATTACAGGATCTTTATCAATATCTGCGGGTGAATTTAATGTTGTGACTGGAAGTGGAGCTGTAACCAGTTCTTTAACTTTTGATCACACTCAAGCAGATGGTGTAAATCTAGAATTAAAATATGATAATAATTCTACTAATGATGAACATTCATTAAAAGTAAAGGTTTGGGAAGCTGGAATTTATACTTATTTCAAGCGAAATGGTACAGATTATCCTATATTCAATGTTGAAAATTTTCTCAATAGGAACTTATACATTTATACGGATACTCGATTATATGATTCAACTCTAACAATTGATAATAATCTTTTTGTTAAAGATAATGCCGAAATCACAGGTTCTCTAATTGTATTGGGTGGCGTAACTGCTTCTATACACTCAACAAACGGAGTAATATCAGGTTCATCTCAAATAATTAGTATATTAGACCCATTAAATAATGCAAGTCAAAGTATTCATATTGCAACCGCATCACTAAATTCATTTAGTGCATCGGTTATTGCAACTGGTTCTATAATAAATACATTTACATCGTCTGTAAATTCTTACACATCTTCTTTAAAAGATGCAATTGAATTAACTGGTTCTGCGGTAACAATTAAAGGAAACCTTTTAGTTAAGGGTGTTACAACTACTGTAAATTCTACAACAGTAGATATCGGTGATAATATAATTTCACTTAATGGTAGTGCTGCATCAAATGGTGGCTTAATTATAAGAGATGCATCAGGTGGTTCAATTAATTCAGGATCTATACTTTGGGATACTGCAAACGATTATTGGATAGCAGGTATTGCAGGTGCAGAAGAAAGAATAATTTTAGAAACACAGTATAATACTTTTAGTTCATCTATTAATAGTAGAGGAGTAAATTTAGAAATACAAAGTGCAAGTTTTCATTCTTACAGTAGTTCTATAAATTCTTATACTGCATCTAATAACACAACAAATACCACTCAAAATAGTAGATTAGATGCAATTGAAACTTCAACAGGGAGTTTAAACACTTATACTGCTTCAAATGATGCTACTAATACAACTCAAAATAGTAGGTTAAACTCATTAGAAGTTGAAAGCGGTAGCGTAAGAACAACTTACAACGCATATACATCATCTGCGAATACAAGATTGACATCATTAGAAACTGAAAGTGGAAGTATTAGAAGTGATTTTAATACACATACTTCATCATTCAATGTTGCAAGTTCTTCTTTTAACACAAGAGTTGGTAATTTAGAAAGTTTCAGTTCATCTTTGGATACCGTTTTTGTATCTGAAGTAGAATTTGGAACATATACCGGTTCTTTACATTCATTTACATCATCAGTAAATTCAACAACCGCTTCTCATAATGGAAGATTAATTTCGTTAGAAGCGACAACTGCTTCTTTAAATGTTGCAACTGCAAGTTTATTTGTATCATCATCTCAACTTACATCATCATTATCTCAAATTTCCGCATCGTTTAATGCTAGAATCAACACTTTCGTAGCGGGAACAGGATTTTTAGATGCATTTACTTTTGAAAGTTATACTCACTCTTTACACACCCACACTAGTTCAGTAAATTCATATACATCATCTGCAGATGGTAGGTTAAGCGCATTAGAATCATTTACATCATCATTAGATGCAACTTATGCAACTGATGCTGATGTTACTTCATTAAGAGGAACGTTGAACACATACACATCTTCTAACGATAGTAAGATTGGTTCAATTTATACTGCAACAAGTAGTTTAAATTCTTACACCGCATCTAATGATTCCACAAATACCGCACAAAATAATAGATTAAATGCATTAGAATCATTTACTTCATCATTGGATGCGGTTTTTGCATCGGATGCTGATGTAACATCATTAAGAGGAACTTTAAATTCATATACTTCTTCTAATGATGGAAAAATTAACTCAATTTATTCCACAACTGAAAGTTTAAATTCTTATACTGCATCTAATACAGCTAATATAAATTCAATCAATTCTACATTGAATAGTTTGAATTCTTATACATCATCAAACAATGGTGTAATTAGTAATTTGAGTGCATATACTTCATCAAATATATTGAACATAAATGCTATTCATACTGCTACTGCAAGTTTGAATACATTTACTTCATCATTTACCTTAAATTTAAATGCGATTCATTCGACAACTGCGAGTTTGAATTCTTATACTGCATCTAATACAACAAATATTAATGCAATTCATACTTCAACAAGTAGTTTAAATGCATATACGGCATCTAATAATTCAAATCTTTCTGCTCTCAATACCGCAACCGCGAGTTTAAATTCATTTACATCTTCTATTAATACAACAATTAAGACGAGATTAGATGCGGAGAGTGTGGTTAGTGGTTCATCACAAATTACTTTAGCATCTACCACAGGATTTGGTACATATATAAATCAATCTCTATTAACTACTTCCGATGTTAGATTTAATTCATTGGGTGTTGGGATGGCTGCATCTGCTACTCCAGGAAGAATAGATGCTACAAATGATATAGTTGCATACTCTTCATCAGATAAAAGATTTAAAACTAATATAATTCAAATAGGTTCTCCTATCCAAAAAGTGAAACAAATTGGAGGATATGAATTTGATTGGATTCCAAATATTGAACATGGATACGAAGGGCATGATGTAGGTGTAATCGCACAAGAAATTGAAGCGGTTGTACCAGAATTGGTTACTACGAGAGAAAGTGGATACAAGGCTGTTAAATACGATAAACTTACTGCACTCCTAATAGAAGCAATCAAAGAGCAACAAAATACAATTGAAAAATTGGAGGAGAGAATTAGTAAATTGGAAGCAGGAGAGTAATCATATTTAATATATCCTCTTTCTCATATTTATATTAGTTAAACACTAAATAATTTATTAATTCAAATGGCAGCAGGTAAATATTCATTTTCAATAGAGCAGGGAGCGACTTATCGATTTTCTATCGAATACACCGATGCTTCTGGATCAGCTATTGATTTGCAGGGATATAATATGAAAATGCAAATTCGTTCTGATTATGCTGATAATTCAAATACTTTATACGCAACATTAACTGATATAACTTCTTCAATTGCAAGAACAGGAAGTTATTTATGGTTTACCGGAAGTGCTGGAACTGGAAGTGAAGGGACAGCATCGGCAGCCGGACAAGGTCAAATAGGAGTTTATTTGAATGCGGATACAACTGCTGATTTTACATTTGAGGAAGCATATTATGATATAGAATTATATAGTGGCGATGAAGTTTACAGATTATTAGAAGGTGTGATTACCAACAAAAAAGAAGTAACTAGAATTTAATAATGGCTAGTAATAAAGTAATTATAAATAGTGAGGCAAATTCCGTAGTTATTTCTGAACCAGTTGGTGGTTCTAGAATAGTAAAAGTAATTGCAGCCGGTCCGCAGGGAGCTAGAGGTGAAGGGTTTAATACCGTATCATCATCTTTAAATGCCCGATTAGATATATTAGAAGATTACAGCGGTTCTTATACGGGTTCATTTAGTGGTAGTTTCTTTGGTAATGGAGGTGGATTGGTTAATATTCCTGCAGCAGGAATAGTTGGATTACAATTAAATCAAATAGCGAGTGGTGATGTAACTGCATCCGTTAGTAATGGTTCAACTGCATTCAGAATATTTGATAGTGGAAGTGATTTATTAAAGTTAGATGATAGCGGAAAACTTTGGGTAACGGGATCGGTAAGTGCATCATTAATATTTGGACAAGTAGTAAGCGGAAGTGAATTAATATTTAGTAAATTAAGCACATCACAAAGTTCGGAATCACAATTAGTAATTGGAAATTCGTTTGGTGATTATGTAAACAAACAAACTACTATTTTTAAAAATGGTGATGTTATATTAAGTGGAAGTTTAATTTTGGAAAAAAAGAATACAATTCCACCCGTAGAAGGAGGACTATTCTTTTCCTCATCAAACGAATTTTATCTTGGTTTTAGTTAAATTGAAAATGTTATATATTTATACGTGTTACGATAGACCCCAATAAAAAGTAAATAAAAGAAGATGGCAATTTGGAAAAAAGTCATAGTATCCGGTTCGATAGCAGAACTAAATACCGTATCGGCATCATTAGCAGTAGTTGTTGGTGCAAATGGATACAATAAAATAGGTGTAGACCAAGCGACAACAAAATTATCCGGTTCGTTTACCGGTTCGTTTAAGGGTGATGGAAGTGGTTTGACAGGATTAGTAACCACTTTAGGAATTACTGGTTCAGATAATACATTTAGTTCAGTTGATTTATTAACACAAAACTTAACTGTTCAAGGTGTTAATACTGAAATTAATACTACAATTAGTGGACAAACCCTAACAATTGGTTTAGTTGATAATCCTTCAATCACCGGTGATATTACAATTGGTGGTAATACTATTAGTTCATCAACTGATACCGCGATAGAATTAACCGGTACTAATGTTGAAGTTAGAGGTGATTTAACTGTAACAGGAAATGATATCAAATCATCAACTGGTGCTACAAACATTACTCTAACTGCTAATACTTTAACTACTTTTGCGGGGGATATAAAAGTAAATGGTAATGATATTAGTTCATCAACCGCAACTGCATTAACATTAGATGGTGAAAATGTAAAAGTTGTTGGTGATTTAACCGTAGGTGGGAATGATATTAAATCTAGTACTGATGCAACTGCAATCACATTAAGTGGGGCAAATGTAAGTATGCCAGGTAACTTAAGTGTTAGTGGAGATTTAACTGTAACAGGTGATTTAACTTATTTGAATGTTACCAATTTAGCAGTAGAAGATAAATTTATACTCCTAAATAGTGGTTCAACTGATCCTGATGAAGCCGGTTTAGTAGTTGATATGGGAGGCGGAAGTGGTTCTGCTTACGCATTTGATTCAGCAACATTAAGATGGGGTTTCACTGGTTCATTAGAACATAATTCAACATCATTTGTACCCGATGCATTCGTAGCATCTGTAATTACATCGGATATAGCAGCATACCAAAAAGTTGGAAACATAAGAGTTGAAAGTGGAGAAATTTATATATACGTTTAATAATAATACAAATTAGGTTATGGGAATTTTTACAAAAAACCAAAAGGTTACTCCTTCGGAATTAGATAATAAGGAAGGATTACAAGAAGAACAAGTTGTTGAACCGAAGAAACCGAAACAAAGTGGTGGAGTAGATTTAACAATAGAAGAGTTTGAGTATCTCTTCAGTTTAATTAAAAACTCAACATTTAAGGGTACTGAATTAGAAATTATTTACAGTATTATTCTTAAATTACAAAAGAGATATTTAGAGAAGAAACAATAACCAAAAGGTTATTGTTTTTTTTTATCTAATAAAAATAATTATAATATTTATTGTTGATATTGTTGGCCCGAAAGGGAAGTGGGCATTCGTAAAGATTGTAACCAACCGCGATAGAAGAAGATTTATTTAAAAAGACTCATAATGGGTACTCACCATAGTGTGTCATTCTTATATTCTATCCAACCCTTTTTTTCCAACGATACTAATCTCAAATTGTAGTATTAAATGCCAAATTGGAAAAAAGTCATTGTAAGTGGTTCGGATGCATCCCTTAGTAATTTAGAAGTAGATTATAATATAACCGCATCATTTTTTACCGGAGCTTTCAAAGGAGATGGTAGTGAATTAACTAATATAGCATTTGATGATGGTTTGCCTGATAATGGGTATGATTACAATATACCCGATTTCAATGCAATAAATGACCATCAAACGGGTTCACAAGTTTATATTTTAGATTTCCAAAACGAACCTTTAGTAGGAACACCGGTAGGAGAAATAACTTGGATTGCAAACAGCACCGGCGCATCTCAATTATTACCAACAAACAATGGTGTATATATTGTAGCAAATGATGCGTTAGTTGGATTATTTACATCTAATGGATATAGTGGAAGTATAGTAGGAATTGGAAACGTAATGAATTTCAGTTCTTCGGTAGATAGTAGAATTAATGATTTAGGAGGAGCAGGAGGGGTAGTATCAGGTTCTATACAAATAGTCAATTTAGGATTTTTACAAACTTCATCTTTTAACACATTTACTTCATCATATATAACAACATCTGGATCATTAGATACTCGATTAGATGTTTTAGAGGCATATAGTGCATCTCAACAAGTTCCTACATCATCATTTTCATTTAGAACTACTCAAACGGATGTTTATTGTAAAAACTCATCTGGATATCAAATTGATAAAGGAATGGTAGTTAGAATTACAGGTTCAGTTGGCGATAATCCATTAATTGTAACTGCTAGTTGGAATAGTGAATTAACCTCTGCTAATACTTTAGGAATAGCTACTGAAACTATTGCAAATAATGCATTTGGAATGATAATTACCGAAGGTATATTAGTAGGAGTTGATACTCAAGGAATGACTGCCGGTCAACTTATTTATTTAGGAGCAAATGGAGCTTTTACAACAACTGTTCCAACACCATCATTTCATAGTGTAAGATTAGGTGAGGTATTAAGAGTGCAACAAAACAATGGTTCAATATATGTTAGAGTAGATAATGGTGCGGAACTAGAAGAATTGCATAATGTAATAGATACTTCTACTGATGCATCGTATGGTGATTTATTAGTAAAAAGTGGAAGTCTTTGGAAAAACTCTAAACAATTAACAGGTTCTTATTCAATAACAGGTTCATTAAATTTTAATGGAAATGGTTCGATGATAACTTTACCAAATCATTCATCGGCTCCATTATCACCTCAATCGGGTTCGTTATATTTTAACACAACTGATTTTCATTTCTATGGTTGGAATGGAAGTATTTGGAAACAATTGGATAATTAAATCAATAGTTACAAAAACGATATTTATATAATATAAAAAAAGAATAAATTAAAAATAGATGGCACTTAAATTTAGAAGAGGTTCAACAGCAGATAAATCAGGTTCATTAGCATTTGGAGAACCATATGTTAATACCTCATTAGGAACTTTACAAATAGGAGGTAATAATGGTGATATAACCCTCTTAATAAATTCATCGTCACAAGGAATTTCCGGTTCATCTTTGGACATTACCGGAAATGCAAAAATCGATGGTAATTTAACGTTGGGTGGTAACATCACAATTGGTGATCAAACTTCGGATACCGTTGCGGTAAATGCAAACCTTAGCTCATCTATTATCCCATCGCTTACAAACACTTTTGATTTAGGTAGTGAAACAAAAGCGTGGAGAGACCTTTATATCTCAACTGGTTCAATCAAAATTGTTAATCCAGGAACAAACACAGTTGTTGGAACTCTAACATCAAATGCTAGTGGTGATTTTAAAGTAAGTGGTGAAGTAAGTGGTTCGACAATTGCAGGATTGGGAAATGCTCAACAATATAGTTCTTCGGTTAATAGTAGATTAGATAGTATTCAAACTACAACTGCTTCTTTAATAGGAAGAGTAAATTCATTAGAAACAAAGAGTGGAAGTTTAGAACAATCATTCCATACTTATTCCTCTTCATTAAACACTTATACCGCATCTAATAATACAACTAATAATACTCAAAATAGTAGATTAACTGCAATCGAAGCTACGACAGCAAGTTTAAACACTTATACTGCTTCAAACGATGCTACTAATACAACTCAAAATAATAAGTTAGGTTCATTAGAAAGTGTTAGTAGTAGCCTATTAACTTTTTCTTCATCAGTAGCAAATGCAATTGAATTTACTGGTTCTTCAGTAACATTGAAAGGAGACCTTTTAGTTAAGGGAACAACTACTTCAATCAACTCTACAACCGTAGACATAGGAGATAATATAATCTCCCTAAATGGAACAGGTGCTACAAATGGTGGTATAATCGTAAGAGATGCTACTGGTGGAACAACAACATCAGGTTCTTTATTATGGGATACTACAAATGATTATTGGAAAGCAGGAGCAGTTGGAAACGAAGACAGATTAGTATTGGCAAATGAATTTAATACTTACACATCTTCTAACAATACAACTAACACATCACAAAATGGTAGATTAGATGGATTAGAAAGTTTTTCAGCGAGTGTAAATAGCACAACTGCATCTCAACAAATAGCACAAAATGCACAAAATGTAAGATTAAATGCTTTGGAAACTTCAACGGGAAGTTTAAACACTTATACTGCATCTAATGATTCAAATAATAATACACAAAATAATAGATTAAGTTCATTAGAAACTGCGAGCGGAAGTATAAGAAGTGATTTTAATTCATTTACTTCTTCTAATGCAGGAACTAACGATAGTCAATCTTTGAGAATTAATGCATTAGAAACTGCAAGTGGAAGTTTGAATTCTTATACTGCATCACAGGATAGTAGAAATACTTTATTATTTACTGCAACTTCTTCGTTGAACTCATATACCGCATCCAATAATACAAACATTAGTGCGATTCATACCTCAACTGCAAGTTTAAATTCATATACCGCATCTAATAATACAAATATTAGTGCTATTCATACCTCAACTGCTTCATTAAACTCATTCACATCATCTATCAACACTACTATTAAAAGTAAATTAGATGCTGATAGTGTAATAAGTGGTTCTTCGCAAGTAACTATTTCAAATACAACAGGGTATTCAGCATTTAGTTCATCTATTGCCGCTATACCAAATGCATTAAGTAGTTCAGTTGCTGTAACAAATGCTTCGCAAGATAGTAGATTAAATTCTATTGAAGGGGTAAGTGGA